GTCATATCCCGCGCCTTCTGCATTACCTATCAAATCATAAAGCGGTGCAATTGCTGTCGAATCAGACGATAAATCTGTTGCTGGATCAGCGATACCTTCACCCTCATCTTTTGACGTGTATCCGACAGAACCGATTGATGATGTGTTTTTGTAATTTGTACTTCTAACAGATTTAGATGTTGGCTCAGGAAGATCAGTACTCTGTGCATTTTGTGATCCAGATGCTTCGCCGGGTGTTATAGAATCTCCATTTGCAAGTTGTATGATATCATCTGCCGCCACTGTTGATGCTTTCAAACTTATTTTTGAACCGCCGCCGATTTTTATATGAGAACCCCTCAAATCCATATCACCCGACGCTGTTATTTTTGCATTTTTGGAAAGTATATTAAATTCGTCAGACGATTCTATTGAAAGTGATTCGGATTTTAAATTTATATTGCTCGCAGATTCACTGAGAATATTGCCCGCAGATTTTATAGAAAAGTCTTGCACATTGGATTCTAGTCTTACTCTTCCTGCTCTTGCTTGTATTTCATCACTCGAATTTAAATTCATTTGACCGCCAACAGAGATCATGTGGTTTCCATGAATAAGTTGAGTATAGTCTCCTGTAATTTCTTCTATTTTATTGCCCTTTACCAATACTCTTGCATCACCCTCAATCGTAACTATACTTTTTCCTCCAACATATACGTGATGGTTTGTATCATTTACTTCGTACTTGTCTGAAACGGACTTATCAACTTTTGTTCCTCTAGAATCAATTTGAGTATATGAGCCGGATTTGTGATAAATCATTATTCTCTCAGCACCCGGCGTATCATCAATTTCCACTGAATGACCACCCGCAGTTTCTATCACTCTGTTAAAAGGATACTGAGCATTGTATGCAGGTGCCGGTTCATCAAACGAAACTTCGTTGTCGGTCTCTTTCACTCCTGCAAAAGGCACGTCTGTTATGCGGTTCATTTCCTGAGCAAGAACGTATGTCTCTTCTACATTCTCGCCCCTTGCCAATCTTGACTGTGCAGGTTGCCCATAATCCTGCGGTCTAGAACCCTTTGCCAGTGTATCATTATTCTTGTTCGGGATAGCACCCCAGCCATAAAGATCGGGATTTATAGGTTGTGTCATCTGTGTTGGTATTAAACCCAAAACCATTGGCTGCTGCGCATCTCTACCGTCCATGAAGAAACCAAAGACCCAAGAATTTAAAGGCGGTATTGGCACATCAGGATCGTATGCGCCAGATATAATCGTTGCCCACGGCAAATCTTCTGTCGGTACCTGCTGAACAGTACCATGTATGCCGAACGCTCGAACTTGTATTCTCCCCTCAAGACGAGAATCTACATTATTTTCAACGACTCCTATAAAGAATAGAGGATTTTGTATTCCTATCCCGGTTTCTGTCATTCTCCAATTCCCCAGTCATATTTCAACAATTTCATTTCAGTCGTATACACATCTTCCTTGAAAGAATGTGTGCAATCATTTATCAAATATTTTCCTGACAATCTAGGATGTATGTCTTTTCTTTTATTTGAAGTAAATTCTGGTATTCTGAGACTTATGACATCTCCTGCCTTCAAATCAAGCCTTCCGTTCGTGGTAATGTAAACAACTGTATTGTTCAAATGGTGTCTGTATGGTATTCTATTATTTGTAATATCCTTTAGATATTGTTCGCCCCTTATTTGGCCTGGTATATCACCAACTGAAGAATAATCTTTATATAAAAGAAATTTTCTTTCATTTTCTTCGTTGAAATATCTATTTGAAAACGAAGAGGTGTGTTTATCTTCGCCTGTAGTATTTCTCCCTTCCATCGTGATATACCTATCCTTCGATTCCAGATAATTATATCTGTTGTCTGTGATAGTTTTTCTCATTAAATCAATTTCAATAACGTTATTAGTGTAAGCACCAGAATACAAATCATTTACTGTATTCAATCTTTCGCTGTTTTGAAATCCTATTATATTTTGCATCTGTTGAATTAATGTATCAGCAGATTTTTTCAAAGATTCGTCATATGTAAATTCTTTTATTTCGTCGGGATTTTCTATGAAATATTCTATAAGATATTCATCCGAAACAAAATAAAACCCGTCTGCCGACTCAAAGAATCTGAAAGAACATGAAGGCCTTTTTGAACTGTACGACCTCTGCGAAAGAAAGTGCATTGCTTGCATTGGCGTGTAGTTCGGTATTACACATCTAAAAGTACCAGAGGTTTCTTCCGCTATTAGATTCTTGCTACCCTTATAATATTTTGAAAACAGATATTGGGCAATTTCAGAGGTTGATCTTTCGTGGCTTTCTATAATTCTGTGTTTACCTGCTTCGAATCTTTGTTTAGATGTAAAATGAATGGTATACATATAACTGTCGTTAGTATCTTTAACCATGACATCAGAAACCTTGTAAATCACTAATTCATATAGCGTTGCATTTTTCAATGCGTCAGTAATATTCAATATTAAAGTTTCTTCCCCGCGTAAAGGAAGATCGTCAAGCAGCCCAATGCTATCTATAAATGTTGCCGTTCCTCGAATAGAATCCGAATCCAGGGATTCTGTTATGTGAAATCTCGGTATCAATTTCAAAATATCTATTGGCTCATCTGAGCCATCAGATAATAGGAAAGCCGAATTAAGATTATAATACCCCGGGAAAATGTACTCAGACATATATTATCTAATCTTCTCTTGTATTTCGCGTTCTATTTGCGATACATATTTTTCATCTACTAAAAGAATATTTCTTTTATTCTCGTTTAATGCCTTTTCGTACTCGTAAATTCTGTAAGGCGTCCATTCATCGGGCGTCAATCTTTTTAGCACAATTCTTCTGTTCTGTTCTGTTTTGAGAATTATCCTGTCTTCTTTTCTCAAATACAGAGTTCTAAAACTCTCGGGTGATAGTTTAACGTAATCAGCCATTATCAAACCTCTTTGTAGAAATATACTATGTTTTCGTCAATGGTTTCATTTTGAGTCCAATCAACCACCTCGTATCCAGTTTTTCCTGATTCTGCTTGATACTTGTCTATTATATATTGATTAAAAATTTCATCGGATAAAGGCCATTCGTGATACGGATCTACTATATTATTTGATAGATAAACGAGCCAAGTATACTCAGCAGAACCATAATAGTGATACGCAATATCTTCTGCCCGTTCACCTTCTTGTATTGTATATGGTAAGAATACATAAGGATTCTCTACAGTTTTCTTCAGAAAATTTACTCTGCGTGTAATATCACGCATGTTTTTTCCTTGGTATGTGATCTCAGGAAATTTTTCAAAATATTCTGCCATATTATAGACCTCTTACCATTCCTCTGTTGTTTATATCATTTAGGATTTCCTCAAAATCACCCGCATTTTGTTGTTCAAATGAACCAGAAGCGCCGTAATCTTCGGCAGTATGTATATCAGATTCCACGACATTCATTGACATTGTAACAGATGCAGGTTTACCGCCTTTCACAAATGAAAGCCCATTAGGCGAAAAGTCTATATTAAATGATTGAACCATGCACGTTTTATAAAAAATGAAATATCGTTGATCTACACCAAAAAAGAATATATCCAACATGCTAGGATAATTTAATAATGCTTTGCTTATCCCTACTGTAGTCCCGTATGTCGGTAGCACATTTTTCTTTATTGTATTGCCAACATCCCTTATCAAGTCAGATTCCCTTGCACTTGTAGGTGCAAATTGCCAGGAAAATGAATGTGTTTTAAGATCAACACCTTCAAAGAAAAGAGACATTTTCGGGTTTATCGTGTTACCGAAACCCACATCTATATTACGTGAGGCTCCAGGCAAAAGACTATCAATTGTTCGTCTGCCTAGAAAGGCAGCGCTTCTAGAAAAATCAGCAACAGTAAAATTTTTCAAAGCGTCAACTGAAATTTCAGGAAGCACAGATCCTACAATCCCAGACAACTGCCCCATTGTAACATCATCTGCAGAACCCAACCCAGAAACGCCCGCAGCTGCGGAGGCGACAATCTCACCTGAAATTCCTTGTTCGAAAGGATTTACCTTTACGTTATAGTTGTCCTGGATATTTGCAGGCAGTGGAAGAAGTAGACTGTCCGTGCCTGCTAGTACCTGTGAATTAAATGTACTCTCGCTGACTTTGTTTAATCTTCTTGTACCTGGCTTTTGATAATTATAGTTCTTGAATACCAAAAGCATACAATGTGCACCCAAGTCATCAGGGAATTGTATGTATGAGTCCTTGTTTCTATTCTCACTTGCCTTGATTTTATTTTGGACTAATCCTGCCATGGATTTTTAATTTCCTATATAAATATGTATTGTAAGTATTTATAATAAAACTAAGGGAAAAAATTGGCTTATAAGGGAAGATTTAAACCAAAGAACCCCTCTAAATACAAGGGCGATTATACTAAAATTACATATCGCTCTTTGTGGGAATTGAAGTTTTTTAGATTTTTGGATAACCATCCTGATGTCATATGGTGGGCTTCTGAGGAACACGTAGTACCTTATCTTTCGCCAATCGACGGTAAAATGCACAGATATTTTCCTGATGTTGTTGTACACAAAGTAACACCTTCTGGTAAAAAAGAAATAGTGATGATTGAAATAAAACCAAAGAGTCAAACAATAGCACCGGATCCTGCAAAGAAAAATTCTACTCCTTCTGGCAGAGTTTCGAGAAGATATTTAAACGAGGTAAAAACCTACGGCATAAATCAGGCAAAATGGGCTGCTGCACAGAAATATTGCGCAGAACGTGGTTGGAGTTTCGTGTTAATGACTGAACACGAGCTTGGAATAGGGAAAAAATAATGGCATCAATTATCCAGAATCATCTTCAAAATGCTCTTAAGAAGGGAATTACCAGCACAGACACGAAGGAATCTATTGAATGGTTCAGAAAAAATGTAAGACGAACTGCGGTAGACCCTTCACGTGTGATGCGTGAAGAACGTAATAATCTAGTCAACGCATGGACCAATACTGCAATAGGTAAAATGTATATGGTCTATTATGATCCCAAGCATAAAAAGACTCTGCCATACTATGACAGATTCCCTTTAATAATACCGATACACAAATATAATGACGGCATTCTTGGTCTTAATTTACACTATCTCCCGCCGTTTCTGCGAGCAAAGCTTCTGGATTCGTTATATGAAGTTGTCAATAATGATAAGTATAATGAAAAAACCAAGTTTGAAATTTCATATGATTTATTGAAGGGTGCTTCAAAGTATAGAGAATTTAAGCCATGTATTAAACGCTATTTGGGCGGGCATTTCAGGTCAAGATTTATAAGAATACCGTCCGCTGAATGGACCCCTGCCGTATTCTTGCCCGTCGAGCAGTTTGAAAAAGCATCGAGATCAGCGGTGTGGGCAGACTCAAGAAAAACCATTAGGGGTTAAGTCAATGGCATTTAATATATCAGAATTTAAAACAAATATGGATCGCTACGGCGGTCCATCCAGAAATAATCTATTTGTAGTTGAGATCTATAAAGACGTGCCTGGTACGAATATGACCTCAAGAGATCTCAGATTTTTCTGTAAGTCAGTAAATTTGCCTGGTGTTGATATAACCACGCAGGATTATAAACCGAATGGGTTTGGTCTATCAAGATCAATACCGATAGGTATAAATCAGTCGCCGGTGAATGCTGTTTTCATGTTAGATTCTAGGCATCAAGTATTATCGTTTTTCCATCGCTGGGCGCAGCAGGTAGTGAATTATGACTCTTCTGGTGGCATTCTTACCTCCATTAATAATCAGACTCCATACGAGGTCGGATATACGAGTGAATTTTCGGCAAATATGATAATTAGACATTATTCAGCAGACAGCCCATTCTTGTACTATGAATACAGATTGAACAAGGTATATCCTACACAAATAAGTGACCTTGATGTTTCATGGGAAGATAATGATTCGTACTCAACAATCACTGTCAACTTTACATATTCGGGATTCGGTTATACCGGATCACAAAGAGGCGAAGCGATAGAGAGAAATTCAAGAGGCACGGGATATATTGACACTCTAAATACGATAGGTTCTACCTATCAGTCACTGACTACTGATAATTTCCCAAACTCAGTACAAGACGCATTAGATCGGTTTACTTCATTCGGCAATACATTAACCAATTCAACGCAAGATAACTTTAGTTCATTTTTCAATGACCAATCACCTTCTATATAATAAAGGATTTTTAATATGCCATTACCAAAAATAGACGTACCTATTTACGAACTTGAATTGCCTTCAAACGGTGATAAGATTAAATATCGTCCATTCACCGTAAAGGAAGAAAAGATACTTCTTACGGCACAAGAATCAAAAGACGTAAATGAAATGATCGAAGCAACAAGACAAATAGTAAATAATTGCATACTAGACTATGACTTCGATAAACTTGCTCTGTTTGATCTTGAATACATATTGATAACTATGAGATCAAAGTCTGTTGACAATGAAGTCGAATTTAAAATAAAAGATCCCGAAACGGATGAAGAAGTAGATTTAAAACTTGATCTTGGCAATGTAAAACTACAAAGAGATCCGGAACATACAAATAAGATAAGAGTAGACGACAAATACTTTCTGTTTATGGCTTACCCCACAATAGATCAATTCAAAGGGATTCTAACAGGCGAGACAAAAACAGCAGGTGAAAGTTTTGACATACTGGTTTCTTGCATGGAAAAACTTGTATCCGAAGAAGAGGTTTTCAATTTCAAAGATTTCAGCGAAAAAGAAGTGAACGAATTTATTAATGGTCTCCAAGGGGACGTCATAAAGGGAATGAAGAAATTCTTCGATACAATACCCAAACTGAGACATGAAATTTCATATGTAAATAAAAATGGCGAAGATAAAGTATTCGTGATAGAAGGAACTGAAACTTTTTTTATCTAATGTTGAATCATACAAATCTATATGAATATTATCAAAAAATATTCGGCATGATTCAACATCACAAATACTCGATATCGGAATTGGAATCTCTAATTCCTTATGAACTAGAAATATATTATGGAATGCTTATAGACTACATAAAACAAGAAGAAGAAAACAGGAAAAACTGATGGCAACTCTCGAAGATCTAGAAGATTTACTCGGTTCAATGAACAAATCCATCTCTGAGCAAACTGGATTTCTCAAGAGATTGTTTGAACTGCAAAATCAAAACGCGGAAGATGAAAGACGAAGAAGAGAAAGAGAAAGGGCAGACAGATCGCGTGTGAAACCTACTACACAGAGCCCAGGCGGGGCTGGAGTTGATGCCGATGAGCTAAAACAAGGGACGGCAGCAGGTGAATCTTTTATCGGTGCCTTTTTAGGTTCTGCTGGCATATTGGCAAGCATACGCGGTCTTGCTGCAGGCGCTGCATCTCTGTCTCTTGCACTGACAGGGTTTACAGGTTGGGAAAGGAATATAATTGAAAAAATTGGGGGCGGTATATCTTCATTATCCAAAACCGTGACTTCTGGTGTTGTTAAATTACGCAATTCAATTTTAACCAAATTTTTTGGTTTTGCCGCGGAAGGTTCTGTAATAAGAGATCCCTTAACAGGTCGGTTTGCATCAGCAGGTACTGTTTCTGAACAAATAGCAAAACGCGTGAATAATCTTAGAGTGAAGGCTCTTTCTGTATTTGGTCTAGGCGCAGATGGCAAACCAATTCAAGTAAGAGGTGCCGATGGTATGTTTAAAGGAATATCTATAGTAGGCAGAGCAACCAACGCAATAAAGAATATATTATCACCTCTGAAAACAGTAGCCGAAGGCGTGTCAGGGTTCATTAAAGGGGCCGGTAGAGGTATTTGGAATTTCATAAGTCCCTTTATAGGAAAGGTGGGAGCATTTTCAAGATTAGTTGGTACAATCCTTAAACCCATAGGTATTATATTTTCGGCATGGTCAGGTATAAAAGAATACATGGGTAAAGAAGGTACGATATTCGAAAAGTTCGGCGCAGGAATAAGTACTTTTGTTGCAGATTTCGTGGGAGTACCATTCGATCTAATAAAGAATGGTATGTTATGGATAGTAAAGAAATTTTTCCCGGGATTGACAACAACTGACGGGTCGTTTGATGAGTCAACAGTCATGGGAAGAATATTACAATTGGCATCTGATTTCAGTATAGCGGAAACAATAAAATATCTCGTCGAAGCTCCCTTTAAAATAATAACAAATATAGGCGATTGGATCACAGAAAAGCTCTCCTGGGACAATATAACCAAGCCTGTATTTGACTTGGGTAAAACTGTATCTGATTGGGCATCCGATGTAAATAATTGGTTTTTTGAAACGCTAGATTCTGCGGAAAATACCATTAAAGATAAATTCGATTCCATAAAAAATCAAATTATATCTTTGCCTGACAAAGCAAGACTTATTGCAGAAGACATGTTCAACGATACAAAAGAAAAGCTTAAGATCGGTTTTCTTAGTTTGGGAGAATGGATTGCCTCTATCCCTGGCAGAATAAAACTGATGGCTTTCGAGGCCATAAACTTTGCAACGTCTGGTCTGCCCGAGTGGGCACAGATAATTTCTGACGAAGATATATCAAAGGCTAAAAGAGAGGTCGAGTCTGGCAATCCAACCATACAGAGTAAGATATCGAATATATCTGCTGAAGCACAGGCTGAAAGAAGTAGAATTGCGCGTGAATTACAGTTGCTGGAATCTGCAAGTATGTCGGGCAGACCTTCGGTCAATATAATAGCGCCTAATAACAGCACAACTCAGAATAACATTCAGGGTGGTTCTTCTTCGAGTACACTGAATTCGTTCGGCAGGTCGAATTCCAATGATATTGATAGAATGACAATACCTGGCGGTGTGCAATAAAAAAGGGGGCAACTTGCCCCCTAAATTATTCAGCCAAAAATTCTTTTTCTGACTTTATTTTTATTTTTACTTCTTTTTTATCTTCAGGTATCACAGATTTGAGTTTTACACTCAACATACCGTTTGACAACAACACATCTTTTACTTCGATGTTTTCAGCTATCGTAAATTTTCTTTCGAAATCACGTGTTGCTATTCCCTTATGGATATAATCGTAAGGAAGATCAGTATCCACACAATTGCCCTTTATTGAAAGAGTATTCTCTTTGAGAGTAATTTCAAGATCTTCCTCAGAAAACCCGGCAACAGCCATTTCTAGCAGATAAGAATCCTCACCTCTTTTTAGAATGTTATAGGGAGGATATTGAGTTTGACTTGCATTCTGTGCATTCAGTTTATTAAAAAACTGGTCAAATCCAATGAAAAATGGATCAAATTTGTAGTCTAGTCTCTTATTCATATTATTATCTCCTTTAAAAGCAAGATTAAGTTTAGGCCATTTTGTAATCAGCCCGGTTAAAAGTGAGCACCCAATAAAGGCGTGCCCACAATTCTATTTATACAGCTTATTCTGTACCAGTACTACCCATACCACCATCACGTTCTGTTTTTTGTTTTGGCTTTTTCGTGGTTTCTTCTAGGGTATATGTGAAGGTCTTTTCAAGAATGCCCTGGGCGATTCGTTCATCGTGGTATATTGTTACCGGAGTATCGCTCGCATTGAATACTAGAATATATGTAGGGTCAATATAATCGCTGTCAATGATTGCAGTGCTATTTGCAAGAAAAAGTCCATTTTTTAGAGCCATGCTTGATCGAATAAAGAGCTTCAATACATGCTTCCTTGGAATATCAAAGATCAATCCGGTTGGAATTAGTGCTCTGAACGAAGGTTGAATCTGTGAATAAAGCCTCCCCTGGCTGGATTTCTTAACTGGATATTGAAGTTTTTTGTGATGCGGGTTGTAAAATGTCACCTGCGTATTTGCATCAAAACAAGCTCGCAAATCAAAACCTGCCGAACCTTCTGTTTGAAATTCGGGGATTTTTGCATTCTCAGATGCTTTAAAAATTCTCATATTATATTAACTCCTTAGGTATATTTTTTCCTACATTATATTTCGCTACAAGTTCCCAATTATTCTTTTCTTTAAAGGGTAATATCTTTATTTGGCTTAGCGGTGCCACAGGATCTTCTGTTTGTGATGGCTCTAGTATTTCCAATAGATTCCATTCTTCAAGCAAATTCACTATTGTATTTCTCCTGGCCAAATCTTCGTTAGAAAATGTATCAGTTTTGCCATCTAATATAAACAATTCCTTAAAATGCAATATTACATAATTGCCTCTTTTATGCAAAATATGACAGGATTGGTATAATTTATTTTCTTTCTTTGATGAAATTCCTATTCTCATCAAAGTTTCTTTTATTTTTAAAAAAGAATCTGGGTCTGGCAATCTTATATGAACGCCCACGCCTCTAAATAGATCTTTTTCCATAATGATTCACCTTTTTTATTGTTATTATATTATCATTATGATGTTCACGAGTTGACCATCGTAAGTATTTATAATTTACCCGCCCTTAGAGATTTTTTCTCTAAGGGCATTCAGGTCATCTTCGGTCAAGGCCTTCATATATTGTTTTGCAACACCTCTACTGACAAGATAAAGTTCTTGTATCATGTCCAGATCTTTATTCTTTTCAGCCTTGTGCCATTTAGAAAATCTATTTCTGGGGCGAAGGCTCCCTCTGTAGTATTCAAATTGAGCCTCTGGGAATAAATTATGCCGCATATTCATTTCGTTGCTGTGTAGTATGGTATCCTCGAAATATGTAAATCCGCGATTTATTATATAAGGATTATACTGTTTGGCGGTCAACTTAGGATTTTCAGATTCTCCTATAAGATCCTTTTTGTTATGCGACGCTGCCTTAATAAAATCAAACGGTGATAAATCAGCCATTAGCTTCCTCCACTGTATCCGATATGCCGTTAAATGTTTCTGCGCAAGACTCGCATATTTTTTTACTATGCAATCCTTCCTTTGAAGAATATTGCAGAGTAAATGGGTTTTCAGACAGTTCTGCATCACAGAAAAAACATTCTGTTTGCTTTTTATCTTTGAATATTTTTCTAAACATTATCTAAAACTAGTTTCCATCATTATTTCTGTTAAAAATGCTACCAGATTAATTTCGGGGTCTGCAACGAAATTATTTTTGTACATATAATCCGCAAGAGTAACTACAAATCCGGGCATGCTTTTCAAATCAACCTTATCGGTTGCAGCATCATAAATCCTGCGGAAAAGTTCATTTACGTCTTGATCACTGTTATCAGCACACCACTTGCGCATATCGGTGAATTTCTTTTCCTTCAGCAATTCAAATAGAGTATCGACAGATTCTTGCTTTACATTTACAAAAATGCCAGCATCAATTTTGCCCGAAGCCGAATACGATTGAAGCTCAGTAAGAACACGCCTAAAATCAGGGAAATGCCTTTCAATGATTTTCGCCACGACAGCCTGATCATATTCTACATTTTCATTTTCTAGTATCGAAATAACACGTTTAAAGAATTTGGCCGCAAGCTTTGGTTTGTCCTCTTTTTCGATTGAGAAATCTACCTCTGAAAGCCTTGATCTGAGAGGATCAATAATACGATTTTTGAAGTTGCAAGTAAAGATGAATCCGCAATTTTTAGAATACTCTTCGATGAAATTACGAAGCGCTGGCTGCACCGAAGATGGATTCAGATAGTCAGCCTCATCAAAAATGACATATTTACGACCACCCGAAAAAGATACTGATGACGCAAAATTTGAAATATCATGGCGAAGTACATCAATGCCAGCATTCAGTGATCCGTTTTTGGTGATATAATCACAATCCAATTCCTCTAAAACTGCCTTCGCGATTGTAGTCTTGCCAACGCCTGGGCCACCACTCAATAGTAAATTTGGCACATTGCCATCAGAAATGAATTTCTTAAATGACTTTTTTGTGCGCTCTGGTAGAATCGTATCCTCGATTACTCGGGGGCGATATTTTTCAACCCACAAAATTTCATCGGCTTTAAAATTTTCAATTTTATTCATTTAATCACCCATTTTTCATATTATAAAAAGAAGATACCTTACTCGGTATCTTCTGTATCATTTTCGGATTGAGTTTCTTGTTCGTTTGAAGAATTCTGATCTGCAACAGTCTCAAACTTATCTCTCAATGTACCCACAACAGTCAATTCTTTACCTTCGAACGCGCCACGTTTAACACACGTGTCGATAATAGAAACGACAAGAGCCAGATCTTGTATTGTGATGTTTGTTTCGGTGTCGTCCATGTTTGTTATCCTTTCTTATAATCTGATTTAGATTCAATCGCAATATAATACGATACCTTTTCACTATCAAATTTTGAAATACCCTTTGAACTCAAAGTAACATTGTATTGCTGAGGCAACAATCTTAGATTTTCAGTTTTGATGATTAGCTTAAAGGTATCGTCCGTTTCACCCAATTGCACTCCAAAGGTATCTGAACTTGGGTTATCACTGTCAATTGCCTGGAGCGAACAAGCTCCGTCTGCACCGACAAATGCAATTTCGGGTAGTTGAAGAACACCAGAAGCTTTAATAACTGATTGAAGATCATCCCATGAAACACTAACCGTAACATCCTCCGAAGGCAAGTTAATATCCTTTTCAGGAGGAGAGATTACCATCGAGGGATCAGCAAACACGTATTTTGTTTTTCGCTTATCCTCCGAAATAATAAAATGGTTATCATTAAATTCGATTTCTGGGTCTTTATACAAAGAGCACAGAGACAAGAACCTAGACATATCATAGATACATGCTTCAGAGGGAAACTCATCGTCAAGTTTTGCCATGGCCATGACGGTTTTTTGCGGGCTGATGGTACGAATTACATTACCTGGTTTAATCGTGATTGATGGATTAATTGAGGAAAAGTTTTTCAATACCGTATTTGTAAATTCGGAAAATTTCATAATAAACTCCTATAAATGTAATCAAAAAGGCTTACGGCCTGGTTATCATTTTATTTCTTTTTTTCTGCTTTGTCAACTCTTTATTATAGTTTTTACGATTCGAGGATTTATCAGATGTTGCGGTGGCGCCCAATTCTGACAAAGCTGCCATGGAGCCTTTAAATATATATGATCCAACATGATGTAATTGCATCCAAGGGCACATCCATACTTTCATCCCAGCTTTTCTTGCATTGCGACAGAAAAAGTAATCCTCTGATAGATATCTCCTAGTTTCAGGATCAATACCACAATCAAAATAGGCCATAATATCACGAGAACCATCAAAACTTTCAGTTCTCATATGATCTGGTTTGTATTTAAACTCAGGATATACTTTCTCATACTTTTCAAATGTAGCTCGAGGTATTAACATGAATCCAGTACCCGCCTCTCCAACTTCGATGGGTTGGTCGAGTCTGAACGAAGTAATCTTTGTATTTACAGGATTGAAAACATAATCGGCTGAATAATACTCTAGGTTAAATGGATTTTCGTCTGCCTTCCCGGCATCCACCGCTTTCTTTATCTTTTCCCATGCAATCGTCTTTTTTGGATACGGTGCTGTAATGACATCATACTTGTCCGGATCTGATATCTGAATGCCAAGTAATGATAAAACATCTTTAGGAGAGAAATTGATATCCGCATCAATGAACATCAAATGTGTGCAATTTGATCTGATAAATTCATCCACTACATAATTGCGCGCCCTCTGTACAAGGCTTTCATTGAACAGGTAGTAAAACTTAACTTCAATACCGTATTTAGCACAAATCGCTGAAAGATCATTTGTTGCCTTACAAAACAGGCCTGAACAATTCCCCCCATACATTGGCACGCCTATAAATATGGAATATTTTTGCAATTCCTCAGTTGTAATTTTAATTTGTTCCATTGTCACCTTTCTATCATCTTTAAATCATTTTCTGCCCTAAGGATAGCTTGTATCCTAAGAACATCTGCTAAAACATCCCAGCTGCTATCGTGTTCTACAAAAGTTTCGTTCCAATGGGTTTCGTCTTCAATTGGAACAAAGCCGTTCTTTTTAGGAAAGTCTAGCTTACTATCGATAAACGTTCTTATGTCCCTTACTTTCCAGTGAGGAAGATACTGGTTTATGTGATGATATTTATTCTGAGATTCAAAAAGTCTCCACAATAAAATTGGATCAACCGCATTTGATCTAGACCACCAATAATCAACTTTGCCCTGATCAATAAGATAATTTATAAACATGTCTACAAATTCTTCTACAGTTAAATCAGAAGCAAGTGGCTTGATATTTTTCTTTGCTTTATCTGGAAGTGATTCCCAAAACTGCACGGTGTCTTTACTTACTACCCAACCGTATTTAGAAACTTGTTCTTTAACTGAAAGCTTAAACCGCCTTACACCTCGAATGGTACTTGTAGTGTATGGTCTGTCAGATAACATTTTTTCGGTGTCCGCAACAAACACTGAAACATCTATCATAGCGCACTCGTATACACCCTGGCCCATAGTTTCAAAATCAAAAAATAAATGTTTCATTAAGTAAATTCCATAATGTTAAAGTTGGATTCGTTTTCTCGAATTCTTTGAGAAAGATTATCTTGTATGATGAACGACGATTGTTCCATAGTTCTTTCACCGCGAACTGTAGCCCGAACCTCAGTTGCCATGTCAGTTGCAGTTTTAAATGGAACATTCTGACAAATGTGATTGATACTCTTTTCCGGATTTATCAGTTCATAATCTTGAGGTAAACCCATAATTGTCATTGCTTCACGATAGTTGATATAACGATCTTCTACGGGATGTGTTACAACGCGTGGCATGTGAACAACAAATGCACCAATATGATGAACAGGTACCA